GTGGAAGAGAGATGCTTACAAGGCTTACCAAGATGGCTTTGTTGCAACTGTTGAAGAAACCGAAGATGGCAACTACACTGTTAGTAGAGTGTTCGATGGAGAAGAACAAACTAGAACTCTAACAGTGCTAGCAGACGGAGCAGAAACCTTAGACGACGGAACCATTGTAATTCCTTTGGATGTTACTAAGCGTTATACTAACGGTGGAGAAAACAAGAACTACGGTAAGCCCTTGGCCAAGGAACTAATGCGGCGAAGTGGAGTTTTTGTCGGAAAGGTTGGTGATGATAGTGACTACCAAATGTACCACTTTTCTTACAAGAACCAAAACGGTGTTGACTTCTTACCTAGAACCTTTGAGTACATTCACATGCCAGTGATTAAGGATAGTAACCGAGAAGGATACATTTACGGATACACCAAGAAGACTTTGGAAGGTTGGGAATACAATGCGGAGATGGACCCCGAAGGTGACAACCACAGAGAAACTCCAATGACTCCATATCAATTGGCTAGTAGTGTTTTAGCAGACAAGATAGTTTCGCTATCTCTTCTTGACGATAGACACATGGAACAGCGTGACCTACCATCAGTTGAGAGATTTGTGATTACTATGGGTACAGTGTGTAACATGAACATGACCCCTACTTCTAACGGAAATAGAATCTTGAACATTACTGACCTTAATGCAGACTTCGACTACGATACTGATGGAATGACTACTTGTTGGGTTCCTCAACATATTGAAATTGACTTCGGTATTGGTTCCGAAATTGTTGTAGTTGGGCGTACTTCTATGCGAGAAGGTGACGATGGCATGGAACCTTCTACCATCAACATGTCCGGTCTTTTAGTGACTGAAAGAAAGGGCCAAGTCGTTGAGATTGCTGACGATGAAGAAGAAAACCTTGATTGGTTTTAAGTCGGCTAATTAACTCTAATGTGCGTGTGCAAGCAAGTTACCATACAATGTTGCTCAAGTGGGTGCGAAGCCCACTAACACGGTGAAAACTATGAATAATTTAACGATAACTAAAACGATGATTAAAACAAGCAGGGCTATTATTTCCTTTAGAAATATTACTCACATTTCTTGGAAGTCCGATAGAAAATACAAAGAAGAAATAGAAAATGATGAATTATTCTACGATGTTAGAATTTATTCTAATGCAGACGCTATTCGACAGATGATGAATGAAGAAGAATTTACGAAACTAGCGGCAAACTATACTAATTGGGTGAACTCTAATGAGTGATACTATTAGTTTTGAAGACGGTTTTCTTACTAAAGAAAATACTTGGACTGTGTGTATGACTGATATTCAGTTTATCACATGGAAAGAAAACTACGAAACTGGTAGTTATTTCGTTAAACTCCACATCGGAGATAAAGAAACAAGACTACAATTAGACACAGAAGAAGAAGTGGAAGAACTAGTCCGAGAATGGACAAAAACAAAAGGTGAATAAAAATGCAAAAAAGAAAAGAAGAACAAACGGAGATTGACATTGATAGCATGAGGGCTAAGATTCTAGCACAAACTAAGATGGCTAAGGATGCTCCTAGGAGAATGCGACTAGGAATAGAAGGCGATGCTAAGACTGGTAAAAGCGGAATAGCAATGGATACTGATAAGCGAACTTTCTACTTAGATGTAGATGATGGCGGAGTACCAACATGGAAAGCAAACCACGATTCTACTGAAAGAATTACTATCTACAATCCAGCAGAATATGGAGAAGATGGAGAACTACTACCATACCAAACACAAGGAAATATTAGGTCATTTATTGCTCTAGCAAGAGAAGCGGCTAAGACAGAAGAGATTCTATTTGTTTGGGATGGAATTGATACATGGCTTGAGTACTGTACTCTTTACATGACAGGAATGGAGAATTCTAGAATGCGCCCTATGAAGACAGCAAAGCAACAAGATTGGTGGCAACGAAACAATCCTTTTAGGCAAGTTCTAAAGGAAGCGAAAGCGATTGACTGCGACCAAATTTACATTACTCACACTAAGCCACCTTTTAGAGATGAAGACCCACAACCAATTTGGAATAAATGGGACTCTCATCTTTGGAGTGTAATACGAACTACACAAAGGAATACCGTTAAGGGAATGGAATACGAAGCCTATGTGAAGAGTAGTAAGTATTTCCCTACTCTCTTAAATAAGAGATTCAATGTCTTGACCGTTAGCCGAGAAGGTGAGGTTACATGGAAGGGCCTAGACTGTGTTAAGAGTGGTGATATTTGATGCAACTTAGAGTTGAATCAGAAGAACTTCTAGATGCAATTACAAGTGTGAAAGGTGCGGGAAAGTACTCTGTTGCTAGCGGTCTTAAGGGCGATAGCATTGGGGACTTTACTTTCTTGGTACAACTAAATGATTCATTAGAAGTTTGGAACGCTGATGCTGGTTTCATTCTTAGGGTTTCTATTCCTCTTGTTGAGGTTTCTCAAGAAGAAGCAAATACAGTTTGGACACAGGCTAAAGATTTAGGCGTCAATGCAACGCTAAGAATATCGGAAATAATTCCAATCTTGAAGAAATTTAAAGGGCAGATTACTATTGAAGGTGGCACTAGACTAACCATTACAGATACTAATTCTAACCAATTTACTCTAAATACAGTACAGGCCCATCCTAGTTTAGATGTAATCCATAGAGTTTCTGCAATGAATCGTCTAATCGTAGATGAAGGATTTCCATACTTTAACACTACACAATACGAAGGCCACATTTCTATGGACGCTAAGGTGTTCTCTAGAACAATGGAGTTCTGTGAGTTAGTGGGTACAGGAATCTACGAAATAGACTTCAAGGCTCAAGTTGATACACCTACATTACAATCTCCTTCTGTTCGTTTTTCATCTACTGATAGGGGCCGAAAGTCCTACTCACATATACTAACTACAGAAGAACTACTACACTCAACAGGGCAGTCTGCTACTGTTCTTTTCAGTGGGCCTATCCATAAATTCTTCAAGAGTGGAACTATTGAGTTCTATTTGAAAGATGCCTTCCCACTTCTTTTAGTGGGAGAAGACCGACTATTGATTAAAACGCCAAGACTAGAAGAGTGATTAAATGATAATCTCACATAACAATTCAAATATTTACATATCGTGGAGAGAAAATGGTACTAAGCACAGTTCTACTATTCCGTTTCGCCCATACTTTTTTGTGGAAGAAACTAGCAAGGAGCCAACTACTTACCAACCTAGTAAGTACATTACTAGGGAGATAGAATACGAGAGAGGCGATTGGGTTAATCTTAAAGGTACTCGATTAAAGAAAGTCTATGCGGAACTGCCGGAAGACTTGAGGAATTTGAAGAATACCTTTTCTAGAACTTACGAGGCTGATGTACCCTATACCTACAGGTATTGTGTAGACCGATTGGAAGAAATCAAAGAGTACGATATGCGTAAGTGGTATTGGGATATGGAATGGCAACAAGGTGGAGAACACCATGATGAGATTACTACTATTGTAATGTATGATAATTACGATAAGGAATACCATCAGTGGGCTTGGTTCCCCGACCAAGGCCCGTATGTCTACCACCCCTATACTGATAAATCAAAGAATCTATTTGTCTTTAGGACAGAAGAAAAAATGATTGAATCTTTCTTGACTACAATGATAGAGAAAGACCCCGACATGTTAATTGCATGGTTTGGTAATTGGGCTGACCTTCCTAAGTTGTTTTCTAGATGTGCCTTCTACGGTATTGACCCTAGCATTATTTCTCCATTAGGAGTTGTTGATGGAATAAAGGTCAAAGACGGTGAGGTAAAGTTCACGAAAGAAGAGAATGGCTACCATGCTACTGCTCAACCTATCCGAGGTAGGATTACACTAAACTTGGATATGGCCTTTGAAAGACAATGGAATGATGCACAGAAAGGGACACTACCTAGCCTATCTCTAGATTATGTTTCTACTGCATTATTCGGTGAAGGTAAATCTAAGGAAACTAAATTTGAAGATGCTAACGAGTTTTATCGTAGAGGGTGGCTAGAAGATACTCAAGCCTACTTGAAGTATGCTTTGATAGATGTAGAACTACTAGTAAAGATTGATGAAACTAACTTCTGTAGTGAAGCCATTCTTTCTTTACAGCGATTACTAATTGCTCCTTTCGATGCTTGCTTCTTTGCTTCTAACATGGGTTCAATCTACTTTATGCGAAACGCTTGGTGGAAAGCCCCAACAGGAGAGAAGCCTAAGTTCAAAGTCTGCGATAAGTGTAGTCATAAGAATCCAAACGAGAAGACACTAAGAGAGTGTAAGAAGTGTGGAGCAAGCCTATCTTATTCGGGTGCTATGATTTACAATCCTACTGACGAAGGTACTAACGGATTGCATTACAATGTAGCCGCCTTTGATTTTGCTGGTCTTTATCCTAGTATGATTATTGCTAGGAATATCTCGTTTGAAACTCTTACAGAAGAGCCAACACTATTCAGTGCTGACTTGAATACTCCGCAGAATCTACAACCTGTAGCAGAAGACTACGAGAAAGATATGCGTTATTTCAAGACTGACAAATTGGGATTATTGCCTCGCTCTCTTATCGACTTGAAAGAGTTGAGAGGCGAGTACAAGAAGTACATGAAGGAGGCTAGGAAGGCTGGAGATAAGGAGGCTGTCGTTAAGTGGAACAACAACCAAATGGCTGTAAAGCGTTTGATGGCTTCCTTCTATGGTATCCTTGCCTTCAAGGGATTCGGTTGGGCGAATGTAGACCTAGCCGCTAGCATTACTGCTAGTGCAAGAGAGGCTATTCGTAAGGCCGCATTTACAGCAAGGGAGATGAAAATATGAACCACTATACAATAAATGAAGATTCCGACTATTTTCTTTTACATGAAGAATTAGAAGATTACGACTACATACACTATTACATTACCACAGACTCTTCTAAAGATAAAGTAGAAAGAGATATTATAGAGATTGAAATAGATGGCAAAAAAGTCTGCCGGATGCCATTACTAGTCCTTTGCACAAATTACTTATTCTTAGAAAAGAAGACATTCGATATTAGAAAGGTGATGGAAAGATGAAGTGCATAAAACCAATGATACACAGACCCGAATTTGAAAGTAGTCGTCACTGTAAATTATGTGAAGCAGAACGAATTATCAAAGAGATTACGGGTGAGGAAGAATGATTGAAATAGTAAAAGCCTTCGCCCTAGAAACATCAAAGGTGATAATAAATGAGTGACAGATGTGTTAGATGCAAACGCAATGTGAGGACTACCCATCCTTCAAAGTGTTACTGCTTCTCATGCTATGTCAAATACTACAGGAGAACTGTAGTCAATAATAATAAAAGAGGAATAAAAAATGTTTAATTTAGATGAATTAATTGAAGTACAAAAAACAACAAACGGAACACTCAGCGAACTACTGGCTAATGTCAAGAGAAGCAATAAGATTTTGATGATGGTCAACATTGTCAACATTGCCACTATCGTCACCTTATTGGTGGTGGTACTGTGAATTTACCTTACTGGCATTTAACGGAACTGGCCTATAGTCCAGTCGGAGAACTGCTATATTTTACGATAGCCTTGATTCCTATTAGACTCGCTATAACCTATTTTTATCATCTTCGTAAAGTTTATCGTCTTCGTAAAGGTAATAATAGACAACCTAGTTTTTGGGACGATTACGATACAGAGGTACGATAGTATGGAAGTAGTTTATGGACACACAGACTCAATCTATGTCAAGGTAGATTCTATAGAGTCGGCTTTTTCATCCCTTGAAAAAATAAATGAAGAAGTTAGAACTATCTTTCCTAATTTACTAGGCCTAGAAGAACACCCCGTTGTTTTAGAATTTGAGAAATACTTTGAATCATTAGGTGTAGGAATTACAAAAAACAGAAACGCTGGTTTAATTTCTTGGGAAGATGGCGTTTGGTTAGACGAACCTAAATTTACCCTAACAGGATTTACTTCTAAGAGAATTTCCGAAGCAGTGATGGCAAAAGAAGTTCAAACAGTAGCCCTCAATATGTGGGTTTCCGGTAAATCGGAACACGAAATCGTACAATATGCTAAGTCTGCTTATGTTAAAGTACTGAATGGAGAAATTGATTTCCGAGAAGTGGCAAAAAGAACTAGACTAAAGAAGGAGAGATTTCAAGTCAAGTGTTCTTGTAATAAGAAGTACGACATTAGGGAGATTTCTTGGACTGATGGAGAGTTCTATTGTAGCAAGTGTGCCAAACACCCATCTACTTTCTTAACAGCCAAAGGAAAGAAACCAACGATTAGTGAAGGTATTGTAGGGGTGTTGTATTCTATGCAAGAAAGGAATCTTACCTTTGAAGACTCTTATGTCTTTCTAAGAATAAGACCTAGTGGCTTCTTCACTGACCCATTAAGCGGAGTTCGTAAAGAGGCGACTTATGTTTCCGGTAATACCTTTGCCGAGATAGAGGGTTTTGAACCCGATTGGCCCCACTACGCCGAACAAGTAGTGAGTAAAGTCCAACCCATTTTCGATGCTATGGGTTGGGATACTAAACAGATAAAAATACAGCAGAGGAATTTTGATGAATGGTGGTAACTATGACAGATAAAACAGATTACGAAATAGAAATAGAAGCGATGGCAGAATACACATACCAATTTTTGCCGGAAAATTACGACGACCCCACTGAACCTATCTTGAAGATAAGTAAGTCTTCCCTCGGAACATTCGATTGGTGTCCAAAGAAGTACGAGTTTAGTTATGTTAAGCGACTACCACAAGACCAAACAGAAGCAATGCGTAAAGGTACTGTCATGCACAATGCAAGAGAAGACTTCTTCAATGACTTCGATATTAAGAAGGCCGAAGATATGACCCATAGCGAAGTACTAGACTATTGCGCTACACTCTTCCCCGTAGACGACTACTTTGATGAATACCAAACTATTATTGCTTTCGAGGCTCAACGATTTGTTGATGCTAGAACTGATGAAAAACTAGATGAGTTTTTACCTGCTTGTAACGAAGGTAAGTTTGATTGCGCTATTGTAATTCGAGCAGACCAAAACCCCGACTATGTTCTTAGTAGAGATTATGTTGTCCACCTTCAAGGAATTATCGACAGGATTTTTAAAGAGGGTAATGGTTACATTCCTATGGAGTTTAAGACTGGTCCTTGGAAAGATTACAAGGCTACTTCTATGAGAAAAGAAATGGCATTTTACAAAATCCTAATTGAGAATTCGAGTGATTTGGTTTTGAAACAGGCAGGACTAGAACCTAATGTTCCCGTTAGTCATTGGGCTTGGTACTATCCAATCTCAAACCACTTTCATTGCGAAGACGCTACTAGCAGATACCGAGCGAATAATGTAAATGGAGTTATGAAAAACATTGCTAAGTTGATTCATGCTTACGAACAAAAAATATTTGAAACTAAGTTTTACTACAAGACTTGCACACACTGTTCCTTCTTTGGTCTTTGTGATGCGGCACAAGATAGTGGGTGGCTTTGATGGAAGGTTTAGATAGAGTTACAAAGAGAGATGATAACGCTGGTAAAATTGCATTAGACGCAATTACTATTCTTAGTAATTTAGGATATAGCCAATATTCCATACTACTACTCAACAGATTGGAGGCTGTACTCGATGAACGAAACTGAAATAGAGGACATAGTTAGGAATCGAGAATGGTCGTTCTCCGAGTTATCTAATTTGAGAAGTACTATTTCTAATCTAGGTGATGAGATTTACCATGAAATGAATTTGATGGATAGGTTTTCCTTAGTTAGAGATGCTGAAGTTTATCCTTCTAAGACCTATGAAGAGAGTATGAAGAAAGCAGTTAAAATAGAATTAACTGGAATGATTGCAGAAGTTTTTACTAAAATGCTACAAACAGCAAAGATTGATTTTGGAGGAAATAAAAATGAAATATCCGAGAGAAGTGTGGGCGGGAAGTCACATAAAGAACGCCCCACAGATGAAGAGAAGAATAGTAAAGAAGAAGAGTGACTACATTGAGTTTGTGAGAAGTCACAATAACAGAACCAATGTCTACACTACAGTCTACGACTTTGCTAAGTTCGCAGAAACAGCAAAGGTGGAATCTTCTGTTATCTTAGATAGAGTATTCTTTGACTTTGATGCTCATGGAGAAGATGGACTACTAAACGCCTATGAAGACTTAAAAGATACCTTGGACTACATTAGTGGAACTAAACACACTACTTTCTTTTCCGGAAGAGGATTTCACTTGTTTGTCTTTGGTGAAGTGACCGATGAACCAAGAAACCTACAGTTCTACTTTAGAGAAGTACGAGATTACCTAGTATCCAATCATTATCAAAATGCTCCACTAACTTTAGATGAAAGAGTAGGCCAAACTACTAGACTAAGAAGAGTACCGAATACTGTAAATCTAGCCAGCGATAACGGAGATGGAATACCCTACTATTGTATTCCAATCTTTGAAGAAGACATAGAGAAGGGAATCGAACACATACTAGACTTGGCTATGGCCCCTCGTCTTGTCCCTATGAAGTTCTCCGGTAGCAAGTTAGCAGTATGGCCTTCCGCACCCCCCATTGATGAAGTCGAAGGGGAAATTGAGCCTGTAGTCGTTGAGGGTTCGCTCCCTGTTCTCCCCTGCATTTACAATGCTATAATGGTTGAGAATCCTTCGCACATGGCCAGAGTCTATTTGGTATCTTGGTTCCGAGATTTACTAACAGGAAGACAGGATTTGAAAGACCAAAAACAAAAAGAATCAATACTCAATACTATTGTAGATGAGATAGAAAAGATTGCTACTAGTTCCGATGAAGTTTGGCTTGATTGGGATAAGGCGACAACAAGAAAACATGCAAAATTTACCGTGTATGGTAATTACAATACTCCTAACTGTAAAACTAAGTTAATACCCGAAGGGTATTGTGCTGGTAAATGTTGGAGATACCCCGACTATTTGGAGGAAAAGAAATGAATTATGAATTAATAAAATGGAATAGAATGATATATGGCCCTTCTTATTATGATGAAGGAGAACAAGAAGACCCCGCCCCTGTTATTTTATCCGCTTGGAAATGGGAAGTTAGAATGGAAGGAAGACAAGTCTTTTGGAGATTTGACAATAAGATGATGGGGACTTTTGAGTTCTCCCCTAAGAGATGGAATGATGAAGGAAATGAATATCCTAAAGAGTGGCCCGATTGGTTGCTCTTCGATTTCATAGATTATGTATGGGGTTATACTGACAAAGAAACAAAAGTTCTCACCACATCTATAAACGAAGACTCTAAGCAACAAAAGTTGGGGTTGGAATGATGTTGACTATAGATAGTCGGGAAAGAAAAGGCTCTAAGTTAGTTGATTTAGTTATCAAAACAGCAGATTCCCTAGGAATACCAAATGAGAAAAAATGGATTGAAGTAGGCGACTATGTTTTCGATGATGTTTGTTTTGAAGCAAAGTCTTGTCTTGACTTTATTCAGTCTGTTTTAAACAAAAGAATTTGGACTCAAATAGATAATATGGACCGCCACTACAAACACAACATAGTAATCATTTATGGTGATTTAGAGGTAGACATTGATTCTTTAGTATCCAACTCTAAAAATACTAACTTTGTATTTAGTAGACACAACCTAAGAAGGCGATTCTTAGGAGCAATAGGTAGGATTACTTTAGATACGGACACAAGAGCCTTTTGGGTTCCTAGTGAAAAGGAAGCCTCTTTGATAATCACAACTATTTGTAAGATGAAGCCGATAGAAAGACCCTCATTGAATCCTCAATTGATAAAAAGGATAGCAACTGATGATATGAGAGTTGATGTATTGACTTCTATTAAAGGTATTTCAGTAAAGAAAGCCAAAGCCCTTTTGAAGAAATTTGGCTCTGTCGTTGAAATTTCCTATGCCAAACTATCCGAAATAAAAGCAGTAGAGGGATTTGGGACTACCCTTGCTGAAAGAGTACTTGAAGTCCTAAACACAGAAGATAAGGTGACAATATGAATGATGAAGATTGGGTGACAACCCCCGAATACAAAGACGAAGAACTACACGCCCTTCCTACGGAAGAAGCGAGAGAACAACCGGATAGAATTATAGGAGATACTAAATTGCCTAAATTCTTAGAGGGATGGGTGAAGGAAGCAACCAATGTTTCCCACTATAATGAAATACCTGCGGCCATGACTGCTTTAGTTCTAGTCGGGCAGATGTGTAAAGGTTTTGTTAGGATACCGATTAAGTCCTCTATCATAGATTCTAGAGTACATTTTATTTGGATTCAAACTTCCGGTACTGGAAAGAGTGAATTGATGAATTTTGTAATTCCCGTTTCAAAGGGATTGTGGGATAAGATTAACGCACACCATAGTTATAGAGAACACAAATACATAGGGCCACATGATAAACTAGAACAATTCGATAACTTTGAAGTTGTTGAGTACACTGATGCGGCGTTGATTGGATACCAAAAAATAGTAATTGCTAACGAAACCTTTGCAGAAGAAAATGTAGATGTTGAAGTTGGAGATGAAGTATGGGAGCCTGTCAAGGGTTCCTTAGATGGACACGGTTTAGCCCGATGGGATGAGTTCACTAACTCCGGTGTTTTCAGTAAGACACAACACAAGAATTCAATTGTCACTTATTTGAATACTCTAATGAATTCTATTGGCGGTTCTTCCCAAGTAATTACTAAGAAGTTGAAGGAAGGGCCAGTTGTAGAATGCCATTCCGAGCGTTCTATTATGGCAACTACCTTCCCTCCCGATGAACTTGATAAGGCTATTACAGAAACAGGATTATTCCAAAGAGCGACTGTGTATATTTGGAAAGTACCCGAATATATTAAGGATGAAATTGATGAAATGATTGTTGATAACTTCGGGACATTTGAAGATGTTAATTTGCCTATTGAGAAATACACAGAAGAACTATTCGAGATTTACAAATTAACACAAGCCCGATTTCTTTCGACTGCCAAGTTTGATGAACAAGGGAATGAAATAGAAGGCCCCAACCCTACTAAGGTAATTAGACGAGGTAAGGATTTCCGAGATGCTATGCGCTTGAGAATGCACGACCTAAGAAGAATGGTGAAGGCCGAAGAGGGTCTAACTAGAGAAGCCGCTAGAACCTTCTTAACAAGGATGAACATAATGATGGGTAGGATTGCTTACCTATGTTCTGTAGTGGAGGCTAAGGACATAAAAGACCCCAAGAAACAGTTTGTAGTCACTGCTAGAAATGTTAATCAATCTGCCTTTATTATCCGCAACTGCTATAAATCATTGATTTCGTGGTTTGCTCAAAGCCTACGGGTCACTAAGTCCGGTATGGCGAAAACGATTGGAGCGGGATATTTGGAAGTCTATGAAGATTTGAAGAAAACTCAAGTTCGTAGAATCAATAATGTAGACGGTTGGGTTCCAAAGAAACCTATGCTGGCGAACTACCGAATTACAAAAAATGTAAGTCCAGCAACAGGGTACAATCATTGGGATAAAGTCGAAGGATATTTTGAGGAAACAAAAGACAACCGAGCAGTATTCGTTAGATTAAAAAAAGAAGGTGAAAGAAAATGAAAAAATACGAAAATACATTCATCGTTTTCGATGTGACAAAAGGACCGAAAGTTATCATTGAAGCGTTGAACACATACGGCGAAGAAGGATGGGAATGCTCTACAATGATTACTGTAGGGAACATGAACATTGTTGCTTTCCTAAAGAGAAGCCTTGGTGGAGAAGAAGCCAAAGCCGACCCTACTACGGAAAAAATTAACAAACTTTGGGCTACCGATGGCGGTAAGTGATTCCATGTCTAGTGTACTAGCGTTGGATATAGAAACCAAGAATATGTCCCATGAGATAGGTGGGTTCGGTAACACGCATATGTTTCAAGTATCTACTGTGGCTACTTGGAATGGAACTGCTGGAACTGTGTATCTATCTAAGGAAGAAGTAGGAGAGAGTGTAGACACTCTAACCAAGTCCGGATTTAGCGTTAAGGATATGTCTGAGTTAAAGTACGATTTAGAAAAACACCAAGAAGAAGGTGGACTGCTATTGGGTCACAACATAGGTGCGTTTGATTTGCCTATCCTAAAGAATTCCTTAGACATATATTGCATTAGAAAGTATTTGGACAATAAACAGTACATTGACACTAGTAGATATTTGACTAGTAATTTCGGTGAGCGTTTCAAGTTACAAAACTTAGCCGAAAACACACTCAAACAAGATAAGTTGATGGAGAGCGCAGAAGCACCCAAACTTTGGAAGATGGGTAGATACGAAGAGGTTGTAGAGTATTGTATGAAAGATACTCAAATTGTATATGACCTTTGGAAGCATGGTCAAGAGAACGGCTTAGTGAAGGCTTTCTCAATAGAAAAAGAAGAATTTTTAAACTTGGAGGTTGATTGGTGATGAGTACATGGGAATGGGCTGGCTTGCTTGCTTTTCTTATCGTTGTAGTTCTGTTGTTCTTTGCCGCTTTTGGTGGCTCGAACCTAACAGAACAAAGCGTTGAAGAATACATGCAACGGCTTATGCGAGATAGAAAAGACGAATTGAAATGACGCTAAAGCAGAAATGCAGTGAATGTAGTCAGTCTACTATTGCGCTTAGGTTACAGGGATTTTATCTAGGCTCGGATAAAAAAGTAAAGTTGTGGGAATGTCGCAACTGTGGTAACATTTGGAAGTAATTTGGCCACTCGGCTCGCTCTATTTTGGGGCGAATCGGGTGGCCATTTTTTTATGAATTTTTTCCAGTGTCCAAAAGTGATTTGAAAAAAATACTATTTTTTTAAGAATACCTATTACCGACTAAAGAAGGCGACCACCAAAGCCCTATCAAATAAATAACACCAATAAGAATCACTACAACATCTAATAATCTCTCTTTAGTTATCATTGTACTCTAAACTCAATAACTGGCATAGTGTTGGTTCTAAATGGCACTCCGCCGGAAGTTCCATCATTACCACCACTAAAGTCGGCATTTGTCTGTGTTGCTGGATTAACAGTTCCATTAACATTAGATTGTTCAGTCATACCCCATAATGAACTGATATATAATTTACTTCCATCATCATTCCAAGATATACCGGAAACCCAAGGTGTTGTTCCACTACTGTTAGTTGGTCGCCAAGGGGATGTACCCTCATTACCAAAGAAAGGAGTTAAATCAAAAGTAGTAATGAGAGTTCCGCTTGTAATATCGTAAGCACTTGATAACCCATATTCGTAAATATATCCAGTATGTTGAGAAAGATACATCTTAGTGCCATCGGGATTAAAAATTAAGTCGGAGATTATATTAATGCTAAATTCAACACTGGCCTGTAATGTGTCGCTCGAAGTAACTACATAGTTTGTTCCTGTTGCATACACTTTAATTCTTGATTTGCCGTTGGCTTGGCCGTAACCGAAGTAATACTTAGAACCATCATTGTTCCAGCGAGCGTATCTAATTCCACCACCTGCGGATAAAGCACTACCATTAAGAGTTACTGTTAAACTACTACCACTTTGAGAAAGGGTTCCACTTCTTGCGGCATTTCCGTGAAAGTCAGCAATAATTATTTTTGTTTCAGTGCTATCCAAAGCAAAACCATCACAACTGTTTATGCCTAATCCCGTAGGGTTTTGCCTTACAACTGCTCCGTTTCCAGTAGAACTAATTGGTAACTTTGAAAATAACACCTGTGTACTATCAAAAGAGTTGTTATTCCCTCTATTTGAAATATACATGTCTGTACCCATTACTTGCATACCAGTCATCCAAGCGGAATTAGCCGCACCAGCGTTAAAGTTAATTCCCACTGCATTGTTTCCGGCAGTTTCATGTATGGCTTTAACAGAAGCCAAATTATAGAGATTAGGATTAACCGCCGCTACTTGATTAAGTACACCACTAACAACAGGAAACAATCAAATCCCACCGAATACTAACCATTCACCACTGCTACCTGCTACTACACATACTATTGAAGTTGCGGCATAAGAGGTATTATTGGTGACAGTAGAAGAAGTGGAGCCGTTAATTTTATAATTGCTATTGGGCCTTGTAATAACAATATCTTGACCACTACCGTTAACTAAAACATATTGAACACCTACGGTTGGGTTTGCGGGTAAAGTAAAAGTACCTGCTGAACCTTTGGTAAATTGATATATTGTACCCGAATCAGCAATTGCTGGAGTTGGGTCGCTAGTTACTACTCCAACATCAGCACGAAAATTAACTTGTCCTGCTAACGCTAAAGTTGATTCTGCTTCAACTGCTATAACT